CTAGTGATCACCAATTTTCGCCTCTTACCTAGCCCCCCCCCTTGCGGAGGAGGGTGTATCTCTGGACGCAATCGCCCTAGTGACACTTCTAGATGTAGGGAGAGAAAGTTGGCATATCGGTAAGAAAGGTTTTGGTATATTTTCATCGCTCAATTGAAAGCGATGCCCACCCGCCCACACGGGTTGGGATACCTTAGGGGACATAGGATCTAAGGGGTAGTGTATGTGACCATGGGAAAACCCAGAGCCCAACCAAAGGAGAAATCATCTCCAAGTGCAAAGAACGCACGGAATGTGTAGGAGGTTGGAGTCCCTGGTTGGTTCTCAATCCAGGCTGCTGCAGCGCTGGTGCCATATACAGGGGTGACCAGTGGTCTGGTCTCGAGGAAGGTGTAGTTGGAATAATAAGGAATATTAAAATGTATGCCTTTTCTACGTTCCAAATTTTCCATAGCTACACCGGCTTGTCCGAAGTAAGGTTGTGTTGCAGACGAAAAAGCAAAATAAGTGCTAGCACTGGACATTCTGATGTTGGATACGTAAATGTTACCAGTGGGGGTTCCATTCACATTATCAGAAGGGTACAAGTTGACATCAATGCTGCCTCTGTAATACAGAAAAATTCTGAAGAGCCAGCACAACCAAGAAGGGTTAATGTTGTCAGCTACACAGGTGTCATACAATGGGTTAATAATCACCACATTGCTAGCACCAGGTGCATTGTTGCTTGTGTCTTTCAACACGGGAATAGCGTAATTCTTCCCGGTTTGCATCCTGTGAGCCATGGTGTAGATATCGTTGATCTCTTCACCACTAGCAGCATGCTTCATCTCAATAGATTTAGCATTCACAAGAGGAGGGAATTTACCGGTCTCAAAGATCGCGGTAACGCTGTTGCGCACATCAAAGTCGGCTTGTTTGACTCGCCCGGATTGTGCAACGGGGGTTCCGGCTGGAAAAGTGCCGGTTCCATTGAATTGGAATCCTACTGCTCTATTCTGAGGATACATCCACTGAAACTTCATATTATCAGCGGCTGCACACCAAACGACTCCCCAAACTGTAGTAGGGCCAGCGCTCGAAGTAGTAATTACTTTGTTGACAATGGATAAGCAAATAGCTCCAGAGTCTTGAACGTCGCTCTTAAAGTAAGGGGGTGCGGTTGGGTTCATAATGGTGGTGGAGATATAGGGCACTCTAATCTTTATATCAAGATTTCCAGTGCAATCATAAATTTCATTTATGAAATCTCCACCTCCTCCAGGGAATTGCGAGCCGATGTTTGGAAGGTCACTATAGTTCATTACATGAGAAACTCTCACGGAAAATGTAGTGAGCATTGGAGCCACGAAACGAATCATGTAAAGCATGTCTCCGTGCCAAAACATAAATTGTTCGGCTGCAGTTGAGCAGGGGGTGTGTTGTACATTGTACACTTTAGGATTTGCAGTAGACTGCTCAGTGTACGCTGTGTTTGGATTCACATGCCATTTGGCAATGATCATCTCAGGGGTGCTATTGGAATCAAAGGAAAACACTTTGAACATTCCTGGCCTTTGAGCCATGCTCAGAATGTTTCTCTCATCTCTGAATTTTCCATAGCTACGAGCATCTCCAGCGAGTCTCAACTCGTGCTGAAGAGATAGCTCATGTCGGTTGGTCAATCCATCACCAGTAGCAAGAGCAGGAGCAGTTGTGTCCATAGTCCAACGAACACTCTCCTGACTAATAGGTTTGTTCAAACCAAGCATTGGGAGAACGGATAGAGCAGTTTGTGCCACTTCTCCAAGGGTGATATCACTCACTTGTTGAATAAGGCTGGGAAGTTTTCGGTCTTCTTTGACTCCGGAAACAACTCCCTTTTCACTCTTTTCCTTTTGTTCTCTTCCACTCTGGGCTTTGATCTTCACATAGGAATTATCATCAAAAATAGATGATCCTACAGCTGTGTAGAAAGAAGGTCCAGCAACACGTGGATTGATAAACTTGGCGAACACGGTGACGGTGACAGTGTTTGTACCAGTGTCACTTCCAACCATGAGAGGTGTAACAACGAAGAATCTAACGCTTCCCAAGCGTGCATAATCTTCGGTTATTTGAGTAGTTGTAATCCAAGGAACTGGAGAAACATAAGGAATGGTAAGCTTAACAGCCATACCAGAGCCAGCATCTAAATACTGAGTAAGGCAAGTCGAAGCTCCCCACATTGTTTGCAATTTAGTTGAAGGAGTCACGGATGTCACTGACTCATTTGTTGGTAAACCAGCAATCATCAGCAAACCAGCATGTGCCAAAGTTCCATTAGTGATAACTTCAAGTTCGATTCCATCACAGGTGAAATAGGTAAAGCCAGCTATGTGATCTATGAACACTTGACTAGTGAAAGCTAATCCTCTGGGTAAATTAAACCCACTGAGGGCTGTTCCACTAGCTGCAGCAGTACTCCACGAGAATGTGGTAATTCGGTACTTCCTAGCTAAAATTGGATCTACTCCAGACGGTGGATAAGGATTCATCACGTCATAGAGAGGAACCTCCTTGTCAACATCTGCCACTTCTGGAACAACAGACAAATTAGTTGTCATAATGTTGGCATCAGTCTCTTCGGAGGCCACAGTTGTAGGTCCTTGGATTGTTTCCTTGCTACTCTGAGCATGACCAGCACTCTCAACATCAGGTGTAAAACACGGAATGAAAGCATCCAGTGTTCTAATATACACCATACTTTCCATCTTTAATGTTGGGTGAGGTCGCTTTCTGCAGGTAGCGCAGAATTGATTCTTCTCAAAAACTAACACACTGCATGTTCTGCAAAACCATTTCTGGCACATGGCACTACAAGTATTGTAGTCCACAATTTGCATTTGAGCAGTGTTGATAGCAGGAGTGCCTAAAACTACAACTCCTTGCTCACGAGAACAGGGTGTTGCCATCTGAGTAGGCTTCTCAAGATGTAAATGAATTGAAGTTTTGACTGTAGGAACGGGCTTCAAAGCTGGTGTTGGGACAGCAACACGCTCACGAACTTCACAAAGGAAATAGGTCTCTCCTTTCCATTGTCGCGTTTCATTTCGAATGCGAGCAACTAATTTTCCATCCTTCTTCTGAGCGTAATATCCACCACCAGGCTGTTTTCCAGATACTTCCCACAATCTCTTTCCTCTCCTTCCAGTCCAGGACTTAATAAAGTAAGTGCCTGGTTTGTCAGGGAGGTTCTCGATATGGAGAAAGCAATTCTCGAAAGCACTGTTGTCAGATTCTCCTTCTTCTGAATCAGTTTCGGAGAACTCTTCATCTTCCACGTCAATTGGCGCTTTCTCAGTGCCAGCTTCAGTTTCAACAGGTTCAATTTTCACACGTCCACTCTGAGCTCTTGGTCTCTTTCCATTCACTCTTAAATTAGCCTCTTGTAATGACATTTTGTAATTAGGCAAAAATGTCGCATATTGTCGAATAACATCGTTTACTGCAGCATGTTTTTCATAATCATTGCTGTAGAGTTGATATTCTCCGAATTGCAAGTAGGCGTCAAAGTGACGATGAGGAGTAGGAGAGGTAGGATAATGCGAAACCCTCTCGATAACAGTGACTTGAGGTTGACTGTTGTCTCGAATATGTTTAATACGGAGCTCTTCACACGGGAGGCATAAACAACCATCCCTGTGATATTGCTCAGGTTCCGATTCTTCATCAACCCATAAAGGCGAGCCTGGAACGTCGGCCAAAACTTTTCGTTTGACTCTTCCAGACTGAGCTTTCGGCTTTGGGAGATCTTCCAACGCTGCGTAAAAAATGTTCAATGACATTTCGCGAGCTTGGTGAACGCTCTTGGCCGATTGGGTGATTTCAAATCCTCCTTCCTGCAAAGTGTAAGTGTAAGCGTTTCCTTGTCGGGAAACGACGTGTTTGGGTTGCCTGCCATACTCATGGTAAAATTTGTCGGCAAGCGATGTGAATGTAGGGTTTTTGTTTTTCGCTCCGGCTACACTTGCGAATTCTTGTTTAAGGGTATCCATATTGTTTCTAAAATAGGCTTCTAAAACTTCTTCCTTGGCTGCGCGAATAGTGCCGCAGACCTTCCCAATGTAATTCTTCTCTCCAGCTTCAAAAGTTGCAACGAATCCTCCAGGGGCGGGCAATACAGCCACGTCAGGTGCTTCATTAAAAATCTTGTAGTATGCATCAGCATAACTAGAGCTGGGACAGAATTCTCGCGCTGATTGCGCTCTTGCTCTTGGAGGCAAGTGCAATCCTCGGTTTCTTTGTAAAATTCCTCGTCGTGTGAGATTAATTTGAGGAATGGCATTACGAGCTGCATAAGAATTGATGTGTTCCTTAACAAATTCAAAGTCTTCATCATCATACTCAGCCATCTCGTACAAGACACTGCGAGCATTTTCAATAAATGCTTCAATAGGATCTAAATCAATGTCTTGCCAATTCATAATCTCATAAATGGTAGGTTTGGGCAATCTCCAAAAAACTACATCAATTCCATTAACGTTCTTCATAGCAGGGTACCTTCCTAAGAAAGCATTAGCTCCGATTGTTTCATCGATGTCGTCTCGATCTTTCTCAGGAGGAGTAAGATCGAGTCCAGTCTCTCGGTAGATGCGCTGCATGTCCTTGAAATGATAGGTCTCATCATTGTGCCAGAAAAGGAAATCATCGCCACCAGCGATAATGTAGAATAGTGTGAAAAACATTTCAGCAGTCCATTCAAATCCTTTCTCTTCACAGTGAATTGCGTGTGCATTGGCAATCTTGTAGGTGTTGGTAATTGAGTTCAAAACGAACGTCAAAAACATTCCTGAAACAAGAAAGCGATTGGGTTTGACTACATCATCTCCAATCACAAGATGTGCTTCATAAGTAGCACACTTGATCAAATTAGCACGCATGAGATCGTCATCAGGGCACCATTCGGG